GAGTCAGGGTTCTACCTTCGCAGAGGGACGCAACACGCGAGCATGGTAGAACCCTGATTGGATTAGGCAATGTCCAAACGGATTGCGCCATGGAGTTCCTTTTGGGATTGCTTTCAGGGATTGCATTCAGGCATTCCCCAATTGCCATTCCCACCACCCCAAAGGAATGCATTCCGACATTCCCACCATCCCGCAATCCCTCACCATCCCGGATTGCGTCGCAGTACCCTCTCATCAGAGGGCTGAGTCACCATCCCGAAAGCATCACAGGGGATTGCGATAGGCCCTCTGCATACTGCATCGATATGCAGGGGGGTGGGTAAAAATACGGTCGTGACGCAGGGTAGCGGGGACCCCGCCATCGACATTTTCTCCCCGAGCCAAAATTTCAGGGGATGGTCACCCTCCCGACCTGCAGCGATGCAAAACGGAGGCGCCTCCGTGTAACCGGGGCCTAGAACCCGCTTCGCAGTCACTCAGCGTGACGGAAAATGCTGCATAGACATGCAGCGATGATTTCCACATAGGAAATCGCCTTCGCACTAAAGAAAGGCAAAGGAATGCAGCAATATTCAAGTGCGAGTGGCGTTCATCGCGGACTTGCGGTCGATTTCAAGACACCCGGAGCCGAAACGGCGTCGACCACGCACTCAGCCTTCGATACGGGCAACGATTCCGGCGGTTCGCTGTACGTGAAGGTCAACGTGACGGCCTTCTCGGGTACCACGCCGACCCTGGACGTCATCGTCGAGGGATCCCAGGACGGCGGAACAAGCTGGTTCCAGCTGGGAATCGTCGGTTCGGACGGCTATGCGCACGGAAAGGGCTCCGGAGCGGGTACGCCGGCCCATTTCGCGAGCGCCGTCGCCTCTCAGGCCATTTTCCCGCGCCCGCAGCTCGTCCGAACCCGCTCCGTGATCGGTGGCACCACGCCGTCCTTCACCTACTCGGTCGTGGGCGTCGTCCTGTAAGAGCCGAGGAGGCGAAATGTCGATCACAGTCGAAGACCTGGTCGAATTCACCCAGGATCCGAGCGCGAACCTCGACTACGCGGTCGACTTCACCGCCTGGTTGCCGGCCGGCGACACGATCTCAGCGTTCGTGGTCATAGCGGACTCCGGGATATCGGCCTCGAAGTCGAACACCCTGTCGACCGCGACCGTGGCTGTGATCTGGGTGTCTGGCGGTGTCGTCGGGCTCGTTTACACGATCACGGTCCGGGTGACGACGTCCGTTGGCCGCGTGGACGACCGCACTTTCTACGTGCGCATCAACAACACCTGAGCGAAAGGGATCACAAATGATCTATGACCCGAATCCCAGCCGCGACGGGATCAAGTGGACCGCACATGCCCTGGTCGAGAAGTACGACGAGCCGATCGTGCGAGACCTGACCAAGTTCCTCGGCTACGAGCCGAAGTCGGCCGATTTCAAGCGCTTCAGCATCAAGCCGAACGCTGTGGCCGAGGCGCCGGGCAACCTGCTGTGCATCAACGGCCTGGCGAACATGACGAACCTGATCACCGGTCTCGGCGGGCAGGCCCTGAACTCGACGCGCACCTTCCTCGGAGTCGGCGCCACTTCCACGGCGGCGACGGCGGCGGACACGGCCCTGGGCGCGAACGGCGGCTCCGCCTGGTACCAGGTGGTCGACTCGGCCCCGACGCGCACCACGACGTCGCAGACGAATGACACGATCCAGACCGTGTCGACCTTCACTTCGGCGAACGGCAACTTCGCCTGGCAGGAGTGGGGCCTGGGCTTCACGACCGCCGCGATCACCTCGTCGGCGACGCTGGCGTCGGTCGGTACCGGCGCGGCCCTGATCAACCACAAGATCGCGAGCTTGGGAACGAAGGCGTCCGGCGCCGCCTGGGCGTTCACCGTGACCATTCAGCTTTCGTAAGGAGGCAGCATGTCGTTCCAGACCGGCACGAACGCCGAACTCCTGTACGTCAACGAGGACGCGTTCACAGCCAAGAACACCTTCACGTCGGAGGTGCAGATCAACGACCAGGCTGGCGGCGGCCCTCAGGCGTACCTGCCTCACGGGTTCTTCCTGTTCCCCGGAAGCTCGCGCAAGTCTCTCAGGGTCGTGGCCCGAGGCATCATGTCTTCGACGGGCACGCCCACCTACACCTTCACGCTACGTAGCGGCACGGCCGGCAACACGTCCGCCGCGATCCTCGCCGGCTCTGCGGCCCTGACGACCGCGTCCGGCATCACGAACAAGATGTGGGAGTTCGAGGCCGACATCGTGGTGAAGAAGCCCACTGGTAGCGGCGCGGCGACGTCGGGTGTGGGTGCGGGCATGATCTCGTCCCCCGCCGGCCTGGCGTCGCCGTTCCAGTACGAGCTGTGGGGCGGTGCGGCCCAGCCCGGTACGTTCTCGACCCTCGACCCGACGATCGACAACTACCTGAACTTCAACGTGGCGTGCAGCGCGTCGAACGCGTCGAACTCCATCCAGCTTCTGCAGCTGCTGGTTCTCGGCCTGAACTGAGATTGGAGGTGTACCGGTGACGATCTCCCCGGTCGGATTCCTGGCCGGCGTTTCCAGCACCGGCATCACCTCCTTCCAGACGTTCCAGAACAACCTGCCTGGCGACCTGTGGGTCCTGTGCGTGATCGTGAAGGACTCTGCCACGACGGCTACAGGCGTCAGCGGCACCAACACGAACAACTGGGTCAACGTCACCGGTAACTGGTTGGACGGCACCGGCACCGCGAACGAGTCCATCTGGATCGGCCAGGTGCACTCGTTTGGCACGGATACCATCAACGTCACGTTCTCGGGGTCCGTCGCATCGATAGGCATAGACCTGGTCGCGACACCGTTCCGGTCGAATCTGCCCACACCGTGCTGGGCTGTCGACGCTTTCGGGCATCAGAGCAATGCGTCGTCCACCACGGTGGCTTTCCCGACCCTGACGCCTACGATCGACCCGACCGACGGCGAGATGTACTGGGGCCATGCGCGCGTGCCGTCGTCGGCTTCGACTCCTACGCCCGCCGGGTTCACCGCAGCCAATGACCCGAACGGCAACCCTGAGATCTATGGCATAGCGAACGCGTCGGTCTCTCCGACTATGACGCAGGCTGCCGGCATCTCGAACACGATCGCGATCCTCTTCTCGGATCAGTCGAGTTCGCCTCCTCCGCTGGCTCCGCTCGTGGTGCCTCGGCGCAATGTCGGTCCGATGGCGCTTCGGCGCCGCACGGTGGCCTTCATAGGCCAGCCGGCCGGCGGTGTCGTGCAGGTTTCGAGTTCGGACGTCTCGGTGGGCGTCGACACGGGCGCCGCGCCGCCAGCCACGCTGTCGAGCTCTGATGTCGAGACTGCGGTTGACGGGTCGTCGATCGCTGCGTCGCTGTCGAGCTCTGATGTCGAGGTTGGGGTCGAGGGTACGCCGAAGATCGGCGTTTCGAGCTCTGATGTCGAGGTTTCGGTCGACTCCGGCTCGATTGTGAACTCTGTCTCGAGTTCGGATGTCTCGGTGGGCGTGGATTCGGCGAATCCGCCGCCCGCGACGCTGTCGAACTCCGATCTTGAGGCTGCGGTCGAGACTGGCCGGGTGGCGGCGACGCTGTCGAGCAGCGATCTCGAGGTTTCGGTCGATGGCGGCACCGTTCTGGTGACCTTGTCGAGCTCTGATCTCGAGGTTTCGTTCGACGCGGCGTCCATCCCGACGGCCACGCTGTTCAGCTCCGATGTCAGTACTGGAATTGAGGGGTCTTCGATAGCGGCGACGCTGTCGAGCAGCGATCTCGAGGTTTCGGTCGACCGGGGCACGTTGCCGTACTTCCCGAACCCGAAGAGGACGTGGGTCATACCGGCCACGAACCGTACTTACACGGTCACGAAGCCGAACAGGACGTTCACGGTGGCGCCCGAGAATCGTACGATAGAGGCCTGATTGGAGATCCCATGGAAGCCCCTGACCTTGACTGGGAACTCCACGAGTCGAGGGCGCTGCAGGATGCCGTGGAGGGTGGCGACGAGCTCACCATCCTCCTGGAGTTGAGGCGCCTGGTCGCGCATGAGCTCGAAGGCAACCGGTGCACGCACTGTCAGCTGTCGACGATGAACACGGGGCAGATAGCGGCCCTGGTGCTTCGCATGGTGGACCTGAACGAGCGTATCGACGCCCTGAAGGCCCAGTCGGAGGAGGATGACCCGCTTTCGATCATCCAGAACCGTCCTCGTCTGGCGAGCGTGACGGAGATACACGCGTCATGATGATCGGATCTCAGCGCCCCCGCTTGCTTCACGCCCCGCAGCCGATTATCGGCGACTACGGCAAGATGGCGATCGACCTGGCCTACAAAGCCGGCCTGGAGCTCGACGACTGGCAGCAATGGCTGATGCTCAACACCTGCTCGGTGGATCCGACGCGCAGCTACGTGAACCAGTTCACGGGCAAGACCGAGTACAAGTGGCACTACCTGCGCAACGGGATCACAGTGCCTCGCCAGAACGGCAAGGGCAGCCTCCTGGAGGCGCGCGAACTGGCCGGGCTGTTCCTGTTCGGTGAGAAGACCCTGATTCACTCGGCGCACCGCTTCGACACGTCGAAGAAGCACTACGCGCGCATGGTGGAGCTGATCAAGCGCACTCCGATCTTCAGCAAGCTGCTTTTGCCGAACGATCGCAGCTTCGTCAAGAGCCACGGCCAGGAAGCCATCACCCTCCGGACCGGCCAGACCCTCGAGTTCCGCACGAGGGCATCCGGTGGTGGCCGTGGCTTCAGCTGCGACTTCCTGGCCCTCGACGAGTGCATGACCTTGTCGGCAGAGCTGATGGGCGACATCTTCCCGACCTTGTCGGCGATGCCGAACGCCCAGACGTTCCTGACCGGGTCTGCCGGCGACCAGAACAACTCGAACTGCGAAGTCCAGGCCGAGATGCGCGAGAACGCCATCAAGGGAAAGGGCAAGCGGCTGTTCTTCGCTGAATGGTCGATCGACTGGTGCCTGCCGAGCTGCCCGCCGGAGATAGGCGGCGAGTTCCAGTGCGAGGAGCACGACGACCCGCACGCCCCTGAGTCGATGCTGAAGGCCAACCCCGGCTGCAACATCCGGATCGACCTGGAGTTCATCCAGGAGGAGCATGACGGCGCTATCCCGTGGGGCGAGTACCTGCGGGAGCGCCTCAGCGTCGGCGACTACCCGATGAAGGGTGAGGCCTGGAAGGTCATCTCCAAGGACACCTGGGAGTCGGCGTGCGACGAGGCGGCGCAGATGGCCGGCGAGGTCGCTCTCGGCGTGGCCATCAGTCCGGACCGAAACTGGTCCTGCATCGCGGCGGCCGGCCAGCATGACAGCGACGAAGAGGCGCTGCTGGTCGAGGTGACCGGCGACGGTGAAGGGCGACTCGACTACTGGAACGGCACGCACGGCCTCGGCAAGAGGATCATCGAGATCGTCGAACGTGCCGACATACCGATCGTGATCATCGACACGGTGGACTACGCGGGAGGCTTGATCAAGCAGCTCGAGGACGCCGGAGTCAACGTGGTGACACTCAACGGTCGCCAGTACGCGCAGGCGTGCGGCGAGTTCGAGTCCGGCATCAACCCGGTCAAGGGCGAGCCACGAACCGTCTACCACGCCGGGCAGCCATGCCTGGCGGCCGCCGTCGCGAACGTCGGCAAGCGAAAGCTGATGGAGATGGAGGCCTGGGCGACGAACAGCTCGAGCGCTGACATCACCCCCCTGAAGGCCGCGACACTGGCCAGCTGGGGCTACAAGGAGCACGTCTATTCCGAGCAGGCGGCCGACCCGTGGATCGCCTACGTCTAGAAGGGACGAGCATGGAACAACGACAGGCCTTCGCGCTACTGGTGCTGGGTGTCGTACTCGTGACGGCCGCGCTGACATGGCGCTTCGGCTGGCTAGGACTGCTCGTGCCCGGCGCTGTCATCGCGCTGTACGCGTTCACCGTGGACACGGTAAGCCCGGAGAAGGAGGTGGAGGATTTTGAGTAGCTTCGTCAGGACGCTGCCGCTGCGTCGCAAGGTGTCGAGCATCGCGGAGCGGATGAACCAGAATGACTGGGCTCTCCAGTGGTTCTCCTTCCAGGGCCAGGCGTACCCGATCGTCCAGAACTCGCTCGACGCCCAGTCGACCAAGGAGTCGGACACCGACTTCGGCAACTTCGTGGCGAACGCCTACAAGAAGTCGGGCATCGTCTACGCGGCCGTCATGGTGCGCGCCGCGATCTTCTCGCAGTGCCGTTTCCAGTACCAGAGCATGGGGAATGGCCGGCCGGGCAAGCTGTTTGGAAAGCCAGCGCTTTCGATCTTCGAGCATCCGTGGGGTAACACGGGCACCACGGCCGAGCTGCTGACCAGGATGATGCAGGACGTAGACCTGGGCGGCAACTTCTTCGCGGTGCGTGAAGGCACCGGCTCGCAGAAGAAGCCGTTCAAGCTGCGCCGGATGCGCCCCGACTGGGTGGAGATTCTGCTGTCGAAGCCACCGGCCGAAGCCCTCGACTCCGACGTCGTAGGGTACGTCTACAAGCCGGACAACACGCCGAACTCAGACCTCTGGGAGTACTTCCCCGTGGACGGTTCGAACGGCCCGGTCGTGCACTGGGCGCCCATGCCGGACCCGGCCTTCCAGTACCGTGGCATGTCGTGGCTGCAGTCTGTGCTCGTCGACATCGCCTCCGACAAGGCGATCGTCGGCCACAAGCAGAAGTTCTTCGAGAACGCCGCCACCCCGGCCCTCGCGATATCCCTGTCCGACAAGGTCACGAACAGGCAGTTCGAGGCCTTCATGGACAAGGTGAACAAGGGGACCACGGGCGTCGAGAACGCTTGGAAGACCCTGTACCTGGGCGGCGGAGCGAACGTCAAGGTTGTGGGTTCCGACCTGCAGCAGCTTGACTTCTCGAAGATCGGCGGACACGGCGAGACGCGCATCGCGATGGCGGCGGGCATCCACCCGACCCTGATCGGCGTCGCCGAGGTCATGATCCGTGGCACGGCCCTGAACTCCGACAACTACCGGACGTCCAAGTCGATGCTGATCGACGGCCACATGCGGGGGCTGTGGGCCTCCGCTGCGGCCGCCCTGTCCGTCGTGGTGCCGGAGCTATCCGGCGCGCGGCTGTGGTACGACGACCGCGACATCGCCTTCCTGAGGGACGACCGTCAGGCCGTCGCGCAGGTGAAGCAGACCGAGATGGCCACCATGGTCGCCGCGATCCAGGCCGGGTTCACGCCCGACTCGGTGAAGGCTGCGATGCTCATGGAGGACTGGGATCTGCTCGAACACACGGGCTACTTCAGCGTGCAGCTGCTGCCGCCCGGCACGATGGGCAACGACAAGAACGACAACAACGTCGATGGCGGAGATGCCCCGAATGCCAACACGCCCGCCTCGGGCGCCAATACGCCGTCCGGAACAGGCGGCAAGGATGCCAACACGCCAGACGCGGCCGACAAGGGCAAGAGCAAGCAGCCGCCCACGCCGTCGGACGACACACAGTGAAAGGGGTGAGCGATGACGAAGCGTGACATGCGGCACGGAATGTGCGAGCGCACGGTCGAGTTTCGCGCCACCGAACCGCCCGACGAAGGCGGTGACGGCAGGACGATGGAGGGGCACTTCGCGGTGTTCAACACTCCGACTCGAATCTCGAGCCCCTACGAGGGCACGTTCGACGAAGTGATCCATCCGGGAGCCTTCCGCAAGACCATCTCCGAGAAGCAGCCGATCGTGCAGTTCCAGCACGGTCACGATGCCCGTGTCGGCGGCGTTCCGATCGCCTCGATCGAGGATCTGAAGGAGGACGGCAAGGGCCTGTTCATGCGGGCTCGGCTGTTCGACAACGACCTCGTGAAGCCGGTAGGCGACGCGATCCGTGGCGGCGCGCTCAACGGCGCCTCGTTCCGGTTCAGCCCGGTCCGCGATCAGTGGACTGACGCCCGTGGTAACGAGGTCGACGACCGAGACGAGCTCGAGTCGCTCCTGTTCCCCGGTCGCTCCGTGGACACCAGCAGGCTGCCGCTGACCCGGCACGTCCGCGAGGTCCGCCTGCACGAGCTCGGCCCCGTCGTGGGTCCTGCCTACGAGACCACTTCGATCAGCGCGCGCTCCGACGAGGAGATCGAGCTGGCGAGGGCGGAGCTCATGGAGCAGTACGCGCGCACCATGATCCGTGTCACCAAGCCGGACACCGCAGAGCTCGAGCGTCTCCGCAAGGAGAACGAGGAGCTTCGCCTGAATCTAGCCGTGGCCGATGAGGCTCTCGACCTGCGTTCCGGCGCGGACGACGGCGACAACGACGAGGACGACACGCTCCTGTTCGACCACTTCGCCAGCGACATCCCGGTGCGCGAAGACGGTCTGCCGGACGTCGAGGACAGCGAGTACGACGCCGACGAAGAGTCGGGCCGCGCCGCGAAGGACCCCTCGAAGCCCTACGGCAAGGTCACCTACGCGGACAACGGCCTGCAGGCCGACGGCAAGTCCCGCTACCCGCTGGACTCCGCCGACCACGTAAAGGCCGCCTGGTCGTACATCAACATGCCGAAGAACGCTGCGAAGTACTCCTCGGGAGACCTCGCGAAGGTGAAGTCCGCCATCAAGTCGGCCGCCTCGAAGTTCGGCATCAGCATTTCCGACGACTCCTCGGACAAGAAGAAGTCTGAGATGAAGTCGGCCGAAGCCACCGGCGCCGTCCGCGAGGACACCCCGGATCCCAACACCGACGACGCCGCCCGAGAGGGCACCTCGTCCCCCGAAGACACCCGAAAGGTTGCTCACATGCCCAAGACGAAGGAGCAGCTCGTCGAGCGCAACCAGGAGATCCTGGAGTCGCTCGCGGCGTTCGAGGTCGACGAGGAGACCCGCGACGCGGCCCTCGACGACGACAAGCAGAAGGAGTTCGACGACCTGGTCGCCGAGCGCGAGGCCAACGACAAGTCCCTCGCCAACATCAAGGCCCGGCAGGACAAGCTGCGCGAGCTGGCCGGCAACGCCGCGACCACCGAGCGTGACAGCCGGACCCCGGCGTTCCACCAGCGCACCGACTACTTCGACGTGGACGCCCTCCGCGCTCGCGGTGCCGGCAACCTGGAGCGCACCAGGGACCTGATGGTCGACGCCGCCAAGCGCGCCATCGACGACGCGAAGTTCTCGCGCGCCCCGAAGAACTACAAGGGCGCCCAGTCCGGCGACGTGGTCCTCGAGAACCTCGAGGCCGCGCGGGTCGGAACGAAGAACGGCGAGATGCACCTCGCCGAGCGCATCCTGGTGACCGGCACCGACGCGTACCGCAGGGCGTTCGAGAAGATCGTCATGCACCAGGAGAACGCGCTGTTCCGCATGACTGAGGACGAGCGCGACGCGGTGCAGCGCGCCATGACCCTGGGCACCGACACCCAGGGCGGCTACGCCGTTCCGTTCCAGCTGGACCCGACGGTCATCCTGACCTCGGCCGGCGTCGTCAACCCCCTGCGGGACCTCGCCCGACTGATCAAGATCACGGGCAAGACCTGGGAGGCGGTGACCAGCGCCGGTACGACCGCCACTCGTGGCGCCGAAGGTGCTGTCGCGCCGGACTCCAGCTTCACGCTGGCTCAGCCGTCTGTCAGCACCAACCGGGTGCAGGCCTTCATTCCGTTCACCTACGAGATCGACCTCAGCTGGGGTGACCTCTCCTCGGAGATCACCAAGCAGATCGTGGACGCGAAGAAGCGCGAGGAGAACTCGTTCGTCACGGGCGACGGCACCGGCACCAACCCGTTCGGCCTGCTCGGCTGGACCAACGGCGGCACCTTCGGCCAGTCCGGCAGCGCCACCACGGTGCTGACCGCGACGACCAGCGTGTTCTCGTCCACGGACGTCTACTCCACCGACAACGCGCTGAACCCGCGTTGGGAGGACGGCGCTTCCTGGCTGGCCCATAAGGGCACCTACAACGACATCCGCCAGGTGGACACCGCCGGCGGTGCCGAGCTGTGGGCGCGGATCGGCGACGGCCGTCCCGACGAGCTGCTCGACTACCCGGTCTACCGCTCCAGCGCGATGACCTCGAGCCACGGCGCGGCCTCCGGCACCAACATCGCGGTGCTCGGCGACTTCGACCAGTTCGTGATTGTCGACCGTCTGGGCATGCAGGTCGAGCTGGTTCCCCAGGTCTTCGACCCGACGACCGGTCGCCCGACCGGTCAGCGCGGCGTGTACGCGATCTGGATGAACAACTCCAAGCGCATCGTGGACGACGCGTTCCGCGTGCTGCAGGTCAAGTAGCAGTCATCTGTGTTGCGAAGTTGCCACATTCGGGCTTTTTGCCAGGGTGTGGCAACTTCGCAACATTGGCAACTTCAAGAGAGGAGCCAGGGATGGCTAACTACGCCGTGCTGCGCGCGACCAAGACGTTTTTCGTGAACACCTCGGAAGGCGTCGTGAAGGTCGTCAAGGGCGACCTGGTGCGCGCCGGGCACGAGATCACCAAGGGGCGCGAGGAGCTGTTCGGCCCCATCAAGGTCAAGTTCGACTACGACGTCAAGGCTGCCGAGGCCGAAGCCGCGAAGCTGGCGGCCGCCGCCGAGGAGAAGGCCAAGCAGGAGGCTGCGAAGGCTGCTGCGGACGTCGCCGCCGAGACTGCCAAGGTCGCGGCCGCCGCGAAGGCCGAGGCTGCGAAGCCGCCCACGAAGGAGGCGTAAGCCGTGGCGAACGACATCAATCAGGTATACGCCGACCGGTCGCTCGACGTCCTCAACATCGTCGCCGGGACGGCTTCGCCCAACACGAAGGAGTTCGTCTCGTTCTCCGACGAGTTCGGCGGACTCGAGGTCGTGTTCGACGTCACCACTATCGGCGCCGCTGCTTCGCTGACGCTGAGCATCCTCGGTGTCGACGAGCTGTCCGGCAAGACCTGGCCCCTGGCCACAGTGGTGCCCGTGGCGGCCACGGGGACGCTCGTCGTTCGCATCCACCCGGCCAACGCGAATGCCGCCGCTACAGGCACGCCGGCGATCCAGACCGTGCAGGGGCAGATTCCGGGGCGTTTCCGGATCGGCGTCGCGCACAACAACGGGACCGCGAATACCTACACGGTCGCCGCGCACCTCACCCGATAGGAGTTTCCGAGCATGGCTCTAAACGACTCCTACGCCACCCTGGCCGACTTCAAGCAGTACTACGACGACAAGGCCATGGCGGTAGCCGGGACGAAGTACGACACCCTGATCACACAGGTTCTCGCCTCGTCGTCCCGGATGATCGACAAGTACTGCGACAGGCAGTTCAACGCCGCCGCGACGGAGTCGGCCCGGTACTTCAAGGCCGACAATTCCGACTACTGGAACCTGGCCGTGGACGACTTCGTGCCGTCCTCCGGGTTTCAGCTGGCTACGGACAACACCGGCATGGGTTCGTTCTCCACGATCTGGGCCACCACCGACTACGAGTTCCTGCCGCTGAACCAGCTGAACCCTGACACCGGGGAACCCTGGCCTGTGGAGGAGATCCATGCGGTGGGCGGCAACCTGTTCCCCCTGACGCCCTACCGGCGCTACGGGAACGTCAAGGTGACCGCACTATGGGGCTGGCCGGCCGTGCCGCAAGGCGTCAAGCAGGCCACGCTCATCCTGACGGCGCAGTACTTCAAGATGAAGGATGCGCCGATGGGAGTCCTCGGGTTCTCCGGGTTCCAGTCGATGATCCGGGTCAAGGACAACCCCCTGGTCGAACCGCTCATCTGCGACTACGAGAAGAACGCGGTCCTGGGTGGCACAGGCACGGGTCACAGCATCGCGGGGCTGTTCTGATGGCCAGTCTCAACGATCTTGTAGCCGCCGTGGCGACGACGCTGGAGAACAACATCACCGGCCTCGCCGCCTACCAGTACATCCTGCCGAGCAGCGCCACCTACCCGTGCGTCATGGTGCAGCCCGGACCGGGCGACTACACGCCGGCCTTCGGCGCCGGTGATGACAAGTGGATCCTGAGCGTCTTCGTGCTGACTTCAGCCGGAGGCGAACAGGGCGCCGCTCAGATGGAGCTCAACTCGCTCATCACCGGGTGGGGTCCGAGCAGCATCAGGCAGGTCTTGTACGACCACGAAGACCTCGGCCTGACCGACGGTACCGACGTAATGGCCACAGGGGTCAGCAACTACGGCGGAAAGTACACGATCGGTGATGTGGAAGCAGCCGGGGCGCTCATAAAGGTCCTGATCCACACCGATCCGCAACAGTTCGTCGTCCCGTAAGCAAAGGAGCATCACATGGCCGCTATGGTCGTACAGAAGCTGCTGGAAGCCGGCACCAACCCGGTCCTCTCGGCCGCCAACCTCACCGACACCGCTCCCGTCAACGACGGTCACAGCAACATCCTGATCGTGAAGAACGGCAGCGGCTCGAGCGTCACCGTCACGCTGGCGGACTTCCTGTCGGACGACGCGGGCGACGCCAACCCGAGCCACGTCGTGACCGTCGCGGCCGCCGCGACCGCCTACATCCCGCTGCACCAGTCCTATGACAAGGGCGACGGGACCGGCGCGCAGATCACCTACTCCGCCGTCACCACCGTGACGTCGGCGGTGCTGAAGGGGTCCTTCTGATGGTGGCGCAGCCCGACCGCTCGGTACCCACGACACGGGGTGAGTACCGAGTCATCGGCAACCACTCCGTGTTCGGCAAGGAGCCGGGAGAACTGCTGGAGGTGGACATGCCCACCAGCGCCTTCGAGGCCCTGGTGGAAGGCAACCATCTCGACCCGAACCCCGTCGTCCCGGAGAAGTCCGAGCCGGCGAAGACCGAACAGGCTGAGCAGCCGGTGCCGGTCGTCCACATCACCGACGGCGACAGCGTTCAAGGCGCCGACAACAACACCTGAGAGAAGGTGCCATCTTGGCTAACAAGTTCATTCTCAAGAGCTGCGTGGTCAACATCGCCGGCGTCGACTTCACTAACCACTGCTCGAGCGTGGAGGTCAACTTCAAGAAGGCCGGAGTCGACACCACGAACTTCGCGGGCGGCGGCAAGGAGCAGCAGGCCGGCCTCAGCGAGGACACGTTCGTGATCGAGCTGCAGCAGGACTTCAACTCGTCCGAGGTCGACCAGACGCTGTACCCGCTGTTCAACAACGAGACGGAGTTCACCGTCACCGTCCAGGCGGCTGCGGGCTCTGTGTCGGCCACCAACCCGAGCTGGTCCGGCACCTGCATCCTCCTCGACTACCAGCCGCTGTCCGGTAAGCCCGGCGCCCTGGCCGCGACGAAGATCACGTTCCCGACCCAGCGCGTCGGCATCACCCGCGCGACCAGCTGATGTCGGACGGCCTGGACTTCCAGGTCAAAGACACAGACCAGTTCAACCGTGCCATCAGGGCCCTCATCGGGTCCACCCCGGAGATCCAAGAGGGAAGCCTCGAGGTTATCCGGGAGATGGCCGAACTGGCGTCGGCGGACGCGAAGTTCAACATCGAAACCGCCCCCATCAAGGGGACCACTCGCGGCAACGCGAAGCGGCCGCTGAGGATGACGATCGCCAGGGGCGTTTTCGTCCGGGAGCTCGCCGACCATAGCGGCTACATGATCGGAACGTCGATGCCGGAGGACGATGAGCTCATCATCCCCCGAGGCTTCGACGTCGCCGTAGGAGGACACTGGCGCCACCCTCTCTTCGGAGACACGACGCGCCAGTACGAGAACTACGGCTTCTCCTCCTGGTTCATGCTGCCCATGAATGAGGCTACTGACGACGGACGTGCTAAGCTGGTCTCGCTCCTGGAACAGGTTGCTGAGAACACGGCTCGAATGTCGTCCTGAACCAGGCTACTGACCGCCGGTCGGCGTCGCGGGTCGCCGGCCGGCACAGCAGGGAACGAACCCGCAATCCCGCATGAGAGGAACACCCGCAATGGCTCTTCTTTCGAAGAACGCGATTCTCGACTCCAGCCCGCGCACCTACCGGACGGTCACGATCCCGGAGTGGGGCGGCGACTTGCGCCTGCAGTCCCTGACGGGCAAGGAGCGCGACTCCTTCGAGCAGTCCCTGTCGGTGACGCGCGGCAACAAGACCAAGCCGAACCTGGACAACTTCCGGGCCCGCATGGTCGCGCTGTGCGCCGTGGACGAGAACGGCGATCTGCTGTTCACGAACCGCGTCGACATCTCAGCCCTCGGCGACAAGAACGTGGCCGGCCTGCAGCGCGCCTACAAGGCCTGCCAGGAGCTCAACGGCATGGGCGAGGACGAGGACGACACGGTGGAGGCCGAGGCGGAGGATTTCGACGAGCCGACTCCCGTCGCGCTTTCTACTTCCGTCTAGCTGCCGAGCTCCACTGCACGGTGGATGAGCTTCTCCGCAAGATCCCGTCCTACGAGCTGACCCAGTGGAAGGCCTACGAGCGTGCCTTCGGGCCGCTCGGGAACTTCTATGCGGCGGACGTGTGGGCAGGGATACACGAGCAGCTGCAGCGTATAGCGGCACTGCTCACGGAGGGCGGCAAAGCCACCGTGGAGCGCCTACCGAGGCCCATGGAGGTCTACAAGGTGGCGCTGGAGCGCCAGGAGATAGAGGAGCAGGCCGAGGAGATCTCGGACGAGGAGTCGAACCGGGCGGCCATCGCCGCCATGAACATGATGTTTGACGCGCGCTGATTTTGGGGCGCCAGAGTGGCTTAGGTCACTCTGGCGCCCCATTTTTTTGCGTTTATCGCAGAACTATGAGACAATCGAACGTTGAGCACCAGCTCTGCGTCGCTCGAGGGAGGTGCCGTGGCCGACTCAGATCTCAAGTATACGATCTCCTCCAGCTACGACGGCAAGGGCGCTGACGCAGCCGCTGCTCAACTTAAGGCCCTGAAGGACCAGCTCGATAGCCTCCAGAACAAGAAGCTGCAGCTCACTGCCGACTCCGCGCAGGTCACGGCCGAGATCAATCGGGTCAAGCAGCAGATCAGCACCCTCAACGGCCAGATCAAGCTGGGGCTCGACGATGCCGACGCCATGGCGCGCCTCGCCGAGCTGAAGGCGAAGCTGCAGGAGCTGCAGGACAAGAAGCTGGCGATACGGGCCGATGCGAGCGATCTAGACGTCGAGATCTCCAAGGTCAGGCTGGCTCTGGCGTCGCTGCCGGACAAGAAGACCATCAAGATCGACGAGGATTCCTCGTCCGCCCGCGCGGACCTGAAGGACCTCAAGGACCAGTTCGACCAGACGCAGAAGGAAATCCAGGACAGCTGGAAGCGGACCCAGTCCGCCGGAACGGCCGCGACGTTCTCGATCGCCACCGCCATCGCGTCCCTCATCGTCTCGATGACCCCCATCGCCGCCGCCGCCATCTCGGCCGGCGGTGCTATCGTGTCTGGGTTCGGATCTGCGGGACTCGCGGCCGGCGCGTTCGGCCTGTCTCTGCGAAGCACGATCACGAGCGCGCAGGGCATGGCGACGAACGCCTACAACCTGCAGATGAAGATCCAGCAGCAGGAGATGGCCCTCAACAGCCTGACCAAGGGCAGCGCGTCGTACAACAGCATGGTGAACCAGATCAAGGTAAACCAGGCCGCGCTCACCCAGGTTATGGGGCAGGGTACGCCCGTTCAGAACCAGCTGGCCGTCAGTATCCTGAACCTGCACATGCAGTGGAACAACCTGCAGACGATCATGGAGAAGGCTACCGGTCCGCTGATCCAGAGCGGCATCCACGTCATCAGCTCCATGATGCAGGCGATGGTGCCACTGGTCGTATCGGTCGCGAACGCGCTGAAGCCGATGATGGATCAGCTGGTCCGGTTCACCTCGGGCGGCTCTAGCGGCATCACGAACAGCGGTTTCGCGAAGATGATCCAGTGGATCGAGGCTGTGGGTGTTCCGAACCTGCAGTCCGCGATCCAGATCGCGCACAACCTGATCATCACTGTTTCGCAGATCTTCGTGGCCTGGGGCGACTCGGGTACGAACATGATGAACGACATGGTGCGTATCACCGCCGAGATCGACAAGTGGGGCGCGGGCGGCGGCTTCGCCAGGTTCCAGCAGCAGATCCAGCAGAACATGCCGATGATCAAGCAGTTCTTCACGGCCCTATGGGAAGCCATCGCTAAGCTGACGGTGTCTGCCTACCAGTTCGGCCCGGTCGGACTGTCAATGCTGGACATCGTGCTCAGGCTGGCTGCCGCGCTGCCCATCCAGGCTGTGCAGGCCCTGTTCGTGGCGTTCATGGCCTACAAGGCTGTCGCTTCGACGGTGGCCATCTTCAGCGCGGTCGGCACCGCCGTGAAGGGTATCGAGCTCGGCTTCAAGGGTGCGCAGGTGGCCCTGGCGTCGTTCAAGCTGGCGCAGGAGGGTACGGCGGCCGCAACAGACACACTCGCCGCGTCGCAGATGGCTCTCACGAAGGCCACCTCGGAGGGCAAGGACGCTACCGAGGCGAACAGCGCTGCGCAAATGCTGTCGAAGATCGGCACGATAGCCAGCGCCATCGCCGACGGCATCGCCACCGCCGCGCAGGCCGCCTGGAACGCCGCTGTGGCAGTGTTCGACGTTCTGATCTCGCCGCTCGTGCTCCTGATTGGCGGCATCGTCATCGCCGTCGCGGCGGTCGGCTTCGGGATCTACGAGCTCGTCACGCACTGGACCACCGTGTGGCGCGACATCAAGGGCGCCTTCGTCGCCGCCTGGGACTTCATGAAGGGCGTCTTCAACGAGGTCGTCGAGTTCGCTCGAGGCAAGTGGGGCATCTTCGTCACAGCCATCCCAGTGGTCGGCTGGCTGATCTACATCTACGCCAACTGGCAGCGCATCCTGGGCGACGTGAAGCGCTACTGGGATGAAACGTGGAGCGCCGTCAAGTCAGCCTTCGACGAAGCTGTCTCGTTCCTGCGCGGCAAGTTCGGCATACTCGTGACCGCCCTCCCCTTCGTCGGCTGGCTGCTTTACATCGCCGCCAACTGGCAGCGCATCATGGGCGACATCAGGCACTACTTCGAAGACGCCGTCAACGGCATAAAGACCGCCTGGGACACCGTCTCAAACGCGCTGAAGTCGGCTTGGGACACGACAGCCAACGCGCTGAAGTCGGCCTGGGACACGGCCTGGAATGGTATCAAGTCGTCCGCGCAGACCGTTTGGGACGCGCTGAAGACGGCTTGGGACACGGTTCTCAATGCCCTGAAGACCGCTTGGGACACGGTCAGCAGCGCCCTGACTGGAGCCTGGAACACGGTGTGGAACGCCCTGAAGACGGCCGCGCAGACCGTTTGGGATGCCCTGAAGACCGCCTGGGACACGATCATCAATGGTCTGAAGTCGACCTGGGACACCGTGTCGTCCGCGCTGAGCAGCGCGTGGAGCAACATCTGGAACACGATGAAGTCCGCTGCGAACACCGTGTGGTCCTGGATCACCAGTACGTGGAACAGCATCACCGGCACGCTGAAGTCGACCTGGGACACCATCAGCTCGTCGCTCAGCGGGGCGTGGAGCGGATTCTGGAACGGCCTCAAGGGCGCCGTCTCGCAGGCCAAGACCGATATCGGCAGCATCTGGGACGGCATCAAGGCCGTCTTCGCCACCCCGGTCAACTTCGTCATCGGAGTCTGGGACACCGTGGCCGACGTGATCGGCGTCGGACACATCAACCCGATCCCGAACGAGCCCGGCTTCTTCAAGCTAGCCGAGGGCGGCCAGGTGCACGGTGCCGGTGGCCCCAGGGATGATAAGGTCCCCGGCTGGCTGTCCGACAAGGAGTTCGTGCTCAACGCCGACGCCACCCAGCATTGGGGGCTGGACGCGCTGTACGCGCTGAACAACAAGCAGATGCCTGACACGTTCGGCATGGCGTCGGGCGGCACGATCCAGCGCTGGCCCGGATTCCACCTGGCCGGTGGCGACACGGGCGCGGGCCAGACCGGTGCGACTTCGACGCAGGGTGCTCAGGGTGCTGGCACCAGCGCCAGCAAGACCATCGTCAGGACGAACCTGGCCGGCTCTGGCGTGTTCGACTCGATCATGCACGGGTTGACGCACCCGCTGTCGACGCTCAAGAACCTGGCCGCCGATGTCGTGTACGACGTCGCGAAGCCGATCCTGGACAGCATCGTGGCCGCCATCCCGGACCCGGCGCCCGGCTTCAAGACTTCGACCGGTGGCGGCGGAATGCCGAAGGCTGGCGGCCAGAAGATCGAGGACTCGATCCTGGCGAAGCTGAAGTCCGCGCAGACCACCGCGAAGAGCGTGGGCGGCACCATCCCGACCGGCAACCGTCTCCAGGTGATCGTCGAAGCCCTGAAGGCCGACAACGTGCCGATCACCGCGTGGCCAGAATGGGAGGCCGGACTCAATACACTGATCACGCGCGAGTCCGGCTGGAGCCCGAACGCCGTAAACAACACCGACTCGAACGCCAAGGCCGGGACGCCGTCCACCGGCCTCACGCAGACGATCAAGCCGACATTCGAGGCCTACCGCAACAAGTCGCTGCCGGACAACATGATGGACCCGGTGGCGAACATCGCCGCCGCGATCAACTACATCAACGCCGTGTACGGCGGCATCGCCCACGTGCAGCAGGCCAATGCCAACATGCCCCCAAAGGGCTACGACATGGGCGGCGCCCTGATGCCCGGCCTCACCCTGGCCAACAACACCACCGGTGTCCCCGAAGGCGTCCTAAACCCGACCGGGCTGGCCTCCATCGGCGGCCTGTCGAACCTGAACATGCTGAACGCCGGGGTGAGCCCGACGGCGAAGGCGTCCACGTCCGCGACGGGCGGCATGGGCGCGGCGGTCGTACTGAACATGCCGGTAACCGTGAACTGCACGTCCACCGACCCTGAGGGGATCATCGAGCAGGTGGAAGAGGATCTGCTGCCGAAGCTGACCACACTGATTAAGGCTGGGACGCGCTGATGGCTATCACGAACATCAACCCGGTTGCCGACGTTGAAAACGACGGCTGGGCGATCGTGGGCGGCGACACGTCGATGTGGCAAG